AACCTGACCACGCTCGCCCTGTCCGGCACACAGGTGGTGGATGTGTCGCCGCTGGCCGCGTTGACCAACCTGACCACGCTCTGCCTGTCCGGCACACAGGTGGTGGATGTGTCGCCGCTGGCCGCGTTGACCAAGTGTAAAATTCGTCGCCGAATCCGCGACGCAGCCGGGGCGTATGGGTGCGGTCCCGCGACACCACCCCGCCCCGGCAAGTGTGATGAGTGCGAAGGTCCGGCTTATAGCTCAGTGCTAAGAGCTTTGAAGGGATCATGGAGGATCGTATGAGACACGCAGTTTCCGAGCTTGACTGCAACCACGATCAATACGATCGCGCCTCGCCGGCACCGGCCGACGCGGATATGAGTAAGTACATTTCGTTGCAGCAGGCGGCGGTCATCGTGCCCGGCAATCCTCACGTTTCGACCATCAGCCGTTGGGCCACCGAAGGTCTGAAGGTTCGGAACCAGCGGGTGTTTCTGAGGCATGTCCTTGTCGGCAAGCGCATCCACACCACGCGAGAGTGGCTAGATGGTTTTTTTGTGAACGTTCAGGTTGCCCGGCAAGCGGCGAGGCTGGCTAAGTCAGACAAACTGGTACTCCGCGACCATCGAGCGGCGACATTGCGGCTGCAGGAGATGGGTGCATAGAGATGGGCTGAGGCCAGCCTATCTAATGAGGATAATGGAAATTCACCACAGAGGCACGAAGGCACAGAGAAGAAAGGGAGCGACGATGAAAGATTTTGAGAAACTAATAGCTGGCTGCGGACCTGAAACCACCACGCTCGACCTGTCCGCCACGCAGGTGGTGGATGTGTCGCCGCTGGCCGCGTTGACCAACCTGACCGAGCTCTACCTGTCCGACACGCAGGTGGTGGATGTGTCGCCGCTGGCCGCGTTGACCAAGTGTAAAATTCTTCGCTAACACCGGCGGCCCGGGTGGTGAGGGATACGCGACGCTCGGGCCGCCTCGCTTAGCCAATAACTTATTTTGGAGATACGACCATGCCCGAGACAGCCGAAGTTTTTTTATCCCTGCCCCTGCCGGTTCGGTGCGGAGCGGTGTTTGTCGAGGCCGACATGTTTCTCCGCGAACGCATAGCTGATGGAATCGCCGATCGCGTCGAGCTGGGCGGGCGAGTGATCTATCCGGTCCTGGATCAATCTAACCGGCTGGGAATCTGGGACCACGAGATGTGGTTCGAGCTGATCGCGTCGTGAGTTGAATTCTCTGTGCCTCCGCGTCTCTGTGGTGATCGGCTCCAGCAGCGCGTGAGACAATGCACCCGGCTGCCCCATCAGCCAAGGCTGGTTACGCCGGTCTGAAACACTGGGAACGCCGTGCGGTGGGGACACCTGTCGCACGGCAATAGGTCCGAGGATCGCATCCTCACAACGATCGAGGGTGTGGGCAGAGAAAGATGTCGCCAGTTTGCAGGGATCTAATTGTCCGACTGATAGCTGAGGGCTTAAAGCTTACAGCTTCTTAACGACACGGAGGTCGCCATGTCCGAGAGAATCGAACTTTCCATTTTAGAGGCCGACGACGAAGAAGACTTGGCCCACGACCGCATCGAGCTGGGCACCGTGCTGGCCTGGCGCATCTTCACGGCCGTGGATCGGGTGATGGATGCCGGTCGCGTCGTAGCGGCCACGGCCGCGAAGCTGGGCGGGATATTCAAACGGCTGACCGCTGATAGCTGATAGCTGAAAGCTGAGAGCTTCAATGACCTGCTGCTGGCCGGGATGTAGGGGTGTGAGCGAATTGACCTGGCTGGGCAGGCGGCTGTGCGGTACGCACTGGGACAAAATAATACGGCTGCAGGAAGCCGGAAAAACTAACGACGATCTGCGGATCATGTTGAACGGACGAAAGAAAACCAATAAACGAAAGGGATGCAATGCTCACTCCAAACGACTTGACATTCGAGACACTTGCACGGGTTCAAAAAGGGGGCGTATGTAAAGCTGTAAACATCGAGTTGGAAAAGATTCGCGTGGACATTGGGCGGCGACAGGGGGATGACCGCAAGCGGATACTGACCTTAGTGATGGAGTTTAAGCCGCAGCCAAATCTGAGCACCGGGAAGGTGGAGGACACCGAATTTACATACAAGACTGCCACCAAGTTGCCCGGCCAAGAGGGGAAGTCGCTGCTACGTTTCGTTGGAGAGACGGGCGAAGAGTCGCCCAGGCTGTTGTTTGCCAGCGACAGTCCAGACAACCCCGACCAAATGGGCTTTTCCGACCTAAAGGACGGCGGGGTTGATGAATTGACCCGGCTGGGTAGGCGGCTGGGCAGTACGCACTGGAACAAAATAATGCAGACGCAGGAAGCCGGAAAAACTAACGACAAGGACGGCGAGGTTGACGAAGACACCGGCGAGGTATTGCCCAAGCCGATCCGCATGGTCGGAGGAGGAAAGTAGCCGAACAGTCGGCTTACCGACACGACCGACCAATCGAATTCTTTTGTGTTGCGTGTGCGACGCAGAAATATGGCCAGGATGGCATAGAAGTACTCATTGATGACAGGAGAAGCAAACATGCTGAAGGAACTTTTTGAATCGGTCTGTAACCTCGCCACTCGGGCTATCACGCCTTGTGTAATCCAGCTCCCAGCAGAGCCGTCACACCGGTACGGCCTGTTCGATGGCGAGAAATTCAAGGTGGTCGATGCCCTGCGCAATCCGCGGGCGGACTATCTATTCAGTCTGAAGGACTTCTGTTTGGAGGTTGCCGCCCGAAAGACGGAAAAAACGACGGTGTTCTGCGGAAACGGCAAGACTACCGCAATTCTCGACGATGACGCCGACCGTCGGGAGCGAATCATGCTGAATTTACCATTTAGCACGGCAATGAAGGCGCTGCAAGACGCCGAAGCTGAGCGGCAGGCATGGACGCAAACCCAGTTCGTCGAGCTACTCCGCATCACCTTCAACGGTTGCATCGAGGCGACCACAGTATACTTGTTCAAGGCCGTCAAGAGCACGGCGAACAAGACAGTGGATTCCGGCGTGCGCACAGGAATGAGCCGCCTGGACGCCAAGGTGGTTAATGAGATTCTCGCCGACGGCAAGCCTGTCCCTAACGAAATTGAGTTTACCGTCTACGCCTACCGCGACTTGGTGGGCGATGGTACGAAAGAGGACAAGTACCGGCACAAGGTCAAGTGCGCGGTGGCGTGCGATCTGCTGGCCGAAGGTGGGCCGAAGTTCGTATTGATTCCGCTGGCCGGCGAGCTGGCCCGGGTGATGCAGAATACGGACGCGGCGATCCGCGAAAACATCAAGAGCGATACCGGGCTCAAGCAGGTCTACTGCGGCAAGCCGTGAGTTTGGCTAATAGCTGAAAAGCAAAAAAGGAAGTTGAGTGTGGCTGGAGATTGGATCGCAATGCGGCACAACCTGGATAAAGACCCGGCCGTGCTGCGCATAGCCAGTGAGTGCGAGGGACTCCAGAATGTCGATTTAACCATCGGCAAACTCTGGCGGGTATGGGTATGGGCGTCGGAGAATGGAAAGAAACTGCCCAACGAAAAAGACGTGAAGGTTGGCGGGGCAACGGTCAAGCTGATTGATGTAATAGCTGGAATTGCCGGCCTGGGCGAGAAAATGAAAGAGGTCGGCTGGGTGCGGGCCGCCAGCGGTTCGCTGGTGTTCCCAAATATTTTGCAGTGGTTATTCGAGAGTGCAAAAGACCGGGCAAAGCAGAATCGCAGGCAGCACAAACATCGTGCAAAAAAGCGTGACAGTGTCACGCAAAGTGCGTTACAGGATAACGCGACTAGCGTTGCAAATGCGTTACCACAGGACAGGACAGTACATGATAGTAAAAAAGAGAAGAATACAGATACCGGAGATCTTAACCCGGACCGACCCGGTAATCCTCTCCACGTAGCTAAAACCGGTACCGGTGCCGGCGCGATTGAATCGCGAATGGAGGACCGGGCCGGTTCGGGCCGGATGCCGGGTCGGTCTAAGCCCGCCCAACGCGAGCGGCAGGTCAACGAGATCATCTCGTTGCTAGGGCGAGTCCAGGGCAACGGGTTGATGTTCATTCAGCATTTTTGCATGGGCTTGGCCAACGCCTGCCACCTTTCGGGCGCGGACTACAACCACCAGCAGGCGGCGATCAAGGCGGTGGCCACCCGGATAGCCGAGTATGAGCATCGTGAATCGCTGGGTGCGGAGATCATCATGCTGGCCGTAGAAAAGTTGTCGGCTAAGGGCTTGGGTAATCCATGGTCGGTCTGGCAAAGCGCGGTCAATAAGCTGCTCCGCGAACGGGGCCTGGATGTAGCCCCCGCCGCGGCGGTGGGAGGCTGAACGTGGGCATGGCGTTGGATTTGGATGGCATGGTCGCTTCGTTGTGCGACGTGGGCGGCTTGTGCCCTGCCGACCGGGAGTTAGTGCGGTCGTTGTTGCGGGTGGTGGACGGCTACAGCGTCGAGCAAGCGGAGGCCATTCGCAAGTTGCACAAACGGATCATGGGTCGGCGGCTGAAGAACAAGAACGAACACGGTGCCCGCAGCCGATCGGTGCTGGCGGTGGATGATGACGATTGATGGTTTTCTATAGCGAATTCGACGCGGGTGCGGCGGCGTGGCTGGCGGAGTTGGCCAAGGATGGGCATATTCCATCAGGAAGGATCGACCAACGTGACATCAGGCAAGTGCAAGCAAGCGACTGTGGAGCGACCAGCCACTTCTTCGCCGGCATCGGCGGTTGGCCCTACGCCTTGCGGCTTGCCGGCTGGCCAGATGATCTTCCCGTTTGGACCGGATCGTGTCCCTGCCAGCCGTTCTCGTGCGCGGGCAAACGCGAAGGCGAAAAAGACAAACGGCACCTGTGGCCCGAGTTCCGGCGGCTCATCGCCGAGTGCTGTCCTGCAATCGCATTTGGGGAACAGGTTGCGAGTAAGGCTGGCCGCGAGTGGCTCGCTGGAGTACGCGCTGACCTGGAAGGAATGGGATATGCCGTCGGGGCCGCCGATCTGTGCGCTGCGGGCGTCGGCGCGCCGCACATCCGGCAGCGGTTGTTTTGGGTGGCCTACGCCGGCCAATTCCCCGCAGTCGAATCGAGAAGCTTCCTGCCCGCCATCGCAGATGGAGGGTCGCCGGGGCAAAACTTTGGCATCAGCGGCAAGCCTTGCAGGGTGGACGACGCCGCAGGTCCACGATGTACATCCGCGCGGGGCGGGGAATCGGAACAACCCCAAGGGCGGCGGTGCGTGTCTAGCGTGGGATGCGAAATTGGCGGGCTGGGCGACTCCCAGGGCCGAGGATGCGGAGTCGGCGGGGATGCGGCACTCGCGGGGCGTGGCGGACACGCTATCGAGCCAGAGTGGGCAAGATTTAACCTCATCCCCTGCCGCGACGGAAAAGCGCGGCGTGTTGAATCCGGCTCATTCCCGCTGGTTGCTGGGTTTCCCGGCCGCGTGGGACTCTTGCGGGGTTACGGCAATGCAATCGTTCCGCAAGTCGCGGCGGAATTCATCCGGGCGGTGATGGAGGTTTTAGGCATCGCCCGGCTGAAAGCTGATAGCTAAAAGCTGAGAGCTTTTTATGGCTGAACCCATGACAGTTGACGAGTACAAGCGGCTGGTAGCCGCCAAGGGTCCGCGGGCCAACAAATACCACGCCAAGAAGACTCCATACAACGGCGTGCTGTACGACTCCAAGGCCGAGGCCCAGCGGGCGGCGTACTTGGATATGCTGGTCAAGGCTAAGGACATTCGCGGCTGGGTGCGCCAGGTTACGTTTTTGCTGGGCGATTCGTTAAACACCTACCGTGCGGACTTCGTGGTCATCCATACCGACGGCACGGTCCATGCCGAGGATGTTAAAGGGTTCGAGGATAAGACATTCAAAAAAAACCGGAAACTGTGGGCGATGTACGGACCTTGCGAACTTTACGTGGTTAAACGCAAATCCGGTGGCTGGCAGTGCGAGGTGCTCAGACGCGGGGTAATGTCGAGATGAATAAACGGGTTAAAAAAGTGCAAAAACTCAAGCACGGTAAGTACAAAATTACCGTGTTCGAGGAGCGAGAGATTGAACCGCATGGGCTCGGGCGGCGTCCGACTCAATAAATCGTCGGCGAGTGCCGAAGACTGATACCAGTGGTGGCTGAAGGTTGATAGCTAATAGCTGAGAGCTTCGTTTATGAAATCCGTAGCCCAAGCCAACGATGTTGGTAGCGATCCGGCCCGTTGGCGCGGGTAAAATTATAGGAGCGAGTGATGGCGACTAGCATGGATGAATTCAATCAGTGGTTCGAGTGGGCGTGCGGCCGCGAGCGGCGGAAGGATGGCACGTTTGATCCGGCCGCGCCAGAAATGGTCCGGCTGGATGCCATGTTGCAGGAGATGATCGGCGATTGTCCACAGGGCATCCAATTTAGTGTTATGGCACCGCGGCCGCACCAGAACACTGAACACCTGCAATTACAGGAGGCGGTCAAGAATGTAATGCGGGCGGCATGGACCGGTGGGCACATTCATGGTGAGCAGCATAACGCCGGCGGGCGGCTGGTGATCGAAGCGTTGCCGGCGCTTCGGGTCATTGAGGAATTCTGCCGACTGGTTGGCACTCTGGCTGGTACTCCAGGGTACGTCCGCCTGATTACGGCCCTCGTGGAGCAATTTGAGGTCTTTGCCCGCAAGCCAGGCCCGGCGGTGGAGGAAGGGCCAAAATATTGAGACGGATCGCCCAACCGCGAAGGAGAACAAAACATGAAGAATACAACCGCGACCTTTACGTTACTTTTTTTGATCGGCTGCGCGGACATGCAGACGGTGGAAATCGGTTTCGAGGTTCCCACGGCCGAGAGTCTGCACTTACCCGCGCTCAACGCGGCGGTGCTCAATCGGTGCTCGGTGGTTCTGACTGGCAACGAGGGGCAAGCTTCTCGAACATACGCTGCGCTGCCTGAGACGATTTTCGTACCTCAAGGCTGGACGGGAACTGTTCGTGTTGAGACTAGCGTCGAGCCCGCAGACTGGGCGCTGTGGACGGCAGAGAATCCATGCCCGGAAAATCTTACCCAATGGGTGCAGGTGACTGCCCTGGCTCCGTTAGTTTTGCATCCTGTTTCTGGCCGAATGTTGATCGCGGATGTTACCTGCTCGTACAGGGGCAGGACCATCGTCATCGCATCGTCGTCGGTTCCATACCTCGTCTACTCCGTCAAGTTGCCGGTGGGCGAGCGTGTGACGTTTGTTATTGAGTTTTGCATCAACAATGAGGATTGGGTGAACAATGGAGCTGCTCAATCATAGGGCTACGGGCGTCTCTATTCCGCGCGAGATGAGCCTCGAAAGACGCGGACGCGGTTCGACTGCTGCTGTTTGCAATGGGTCGACCTATGCGTAATTGGCTAAACGGACGGCGGGGTATTATCGAAACCGGGGCGGCTCGGCGTGGCCGATTCCAGCGGGCGCGGGTCGCTATCCGCACCGCCGATCAGTTATCCCGGCCGACCGGCAAAGCCCGCTGCGGCGGTCAGTGCCAAACCGCCGGCGAGCTGGCCGTCAAAATGCCGTTCGGCAAACATGAAGGCAAGCCGCTGGTCGACGTCAATACCGGCTATCTGCGGTGGATGTTGGAACAGGGTTGGATAAGTCGGAAGCATCCCGGCCTGCTGAATGAAGTATGGCGAGTGCTGAAATCGAGACCAGGGGCGTTAGATCGCAAGAAGGGTTGAACATTAGGAAAGGCGGCGGCAGGTGAGTATTACCCAGGAAGAATTCGATGATGCCGTAGATGCCCTAGTTCATCCGATCGTCAAACGGCTATGGAGCGAGTTGAGTGATGGGTGTCCCAATCAATCGCAACGCAGAATTAGACGAGCCATTATGGATACGGCAGAGGCGGTTACGGATGCCGTTCTGGGAGAGGTGGAGGAATTAGGCCCGGCCCGCAAAGAACTGTTGGAGGCGGTCAAGCAATCGTATTTGCGGGCGCTTCTGATGGTTGGATGACCCGGTGCAACGCGGAATTGAATCGTCTGACTAATGAACAGCGGTTGCCAAATAAAGGAGTTACGTTAGAACATCATCAACGCAAAATAAGGACTTAGGCGCGGATATGATACGGTCTAGGTTCTTTGCCGACAAGGGGCGCAGGTCGGACGACCGAGTAGTGCGTTAAAAACGTGTGTGCAGAGGGTAATTTTGAGGGTAAGGGTCGGTGGCGAGTTGAGGGGCGGCGAGTTGAGGGAGTGGATATGACACGGCCGAAGGGCGGCGGCAATTCGACCGGGGATAACCGAAACGTGCCGGCCGTGGGCGGTAGCGGGAAGCGCGGCAACGTGCCGGCCGTGGGCGGTAGCGGGAAGCGCGGCAACGTGTCGACCGTGGACGGTAGCGGGAATCGCGGCAACGTGCCGGCCGTGGACCGAAGCGCAAAACGCAAAGGTGGAGCGACGACACAATCGGCTGCACTGCTGACTACCTCGCAGCAGATCGAGCGTGAGTTGGCGGCGCGGGCGTTGCAGAAGCGGAAGGCTGGACAGATGCCGTCGCGGCAAGAGTTGGCCGCCCTGCGTCGGTGGGAACAGGCCAACGAGGAGCGGCAACGATGGGAAATCTATCACAGCATTCCGCAGGCTCACTGGATCAAGATGAGCGGGCGGCAGGCCAAGATTTTGAACGAGCAGGCCAGACGGTACGGGATGCCCTTTGGCGGTGCGGTAGTCGATTTGGAGGCGGTGGTCAGGAGCTTACACGATTTCATCGCTAAGAATTCGCGGCGGCTTTCGGGTGCGGATGATGATGAGGCGGATATGTATTCGGGGGCCGACAGCCCGGCGCTCGAACGGTATCGGGATGAGCGGGCCAAGTTGGCTCGGCTCGAACGGTTGGAGCGTGAAGGTGTTCTAGTACGGATCGACTGGGTTTCGCAGTACACCCACAAGTTGGCGGCGGTGGTACGGTCGGCCGGCGACTTGTTGCAGCGGCAATTTGGGGCCGAGGCGTTCGCGGTGCTCGATGATGCGTTGGCAGAGCTTAAGCGGGAAGTGGGCCAATGGAAACTCGTAGGTGATGTGTATAGCGCCGGAGATGATAACCAGCCGCAAGACGGCGAGCGCGTCGGTTCGCGCGTTCAAAAGGGTGGCGTCCGGCGCAACCGCAGCGGCGATGGCCCCGCGGCTAAGGACGATGCGTGAATTCGCCGAGGCCGAGATCGTCATTCCCGACGGTCCGTACCAAGGGCGGCGATTCCGCTGCGACCGCCAGCCCTTTGTGGGTTTGTGGTTTGATGCAATTGATTCCGGCAAGTGGACGACGTATGTGGCCACTGGCCCATCGCAGAGCGGTAAAACGCTCAGCGGCTATGTGATTCCGACGGTGTACCACCTGTTCGAGATTGGTGAGACGGTAATTTTAGGGCTGCCTGATATGGTTATGGCGCGGGACAAATGGCGAGAGGACATTGAGCCGGTGATAAGCCGCTCTCGTTACCGCGATTTGTTGCCACGATCGGGGGCCGGCTCGCGGGGCGGCACGTTCGACGCGATCAAGTTCAACAACGGGGCCACGCTGAAGTTTATGAGCGGCGGCGGCGACGACAAATCCAGGGCCGGCTTCTCCTCGCGGGTATTGGTGATTACCGAAACTGACGGCATGGATGCCGCGGGCGAGGCCAGCCGCGAGGCGGATAAAATTACCCAGCTTCGGGCGCGAACTGAAAGTTACGACGCTCGGGCTCGGACCTACATGGAGTGCACGGTTTCAATCGAGCAAGGCCGCACTTGGCGGGAGTACACCGGCGGAACCCAAAGCCGGATCGCCCTACCCTGCCCGCACTGTCGCTGCTGGGTGGCGCCCGAGCGCGAGCACTTGCAGGGCTGGCAGGATGCCGCCACTGATCTGGATGCCCGCGCGGCCGCCCAGTTTTGTTGTCCGGCTTGCGGCGTGTTGTGGTCCGACGCGGAGCGATCCGCCGCGAATCATGCCGGCAAGATGGTGCATCGCGGGCAGGATATAGACCCAGACGGCGTAATTCACGGCGAGTCGCCACGTACCAGCACGCTGGGGTTCAGGTGGTCGGCGGTCAACAATCTGTTCTGGTCGCAAGGGCATATCGGAGCCAGGGAGTGGCGTGCGGCCCGCGATCCCGATGAGGAGAACGCGGCCAAGGAAATGTTGCAGTTTGTGTGGGCGCTGCCCCACCAGCCGGATGCGCTGGAAACCACACCGTTGGAGTTTGAGGCGGTCAAGCGGCGGGTGCAGGTGTTGCCCAAGGGGGTGGCCCCGGCGGATACCCAGGTGATTACGGTAGGCGCGGACCTGGGCAAGTGGCTGGGGCATTTTGTAGCCATCGCTTGGCGGGCTGATGGATCTTCGCACGTCCTGGATTACGGCGTTTTTGAGATTGATACCGACCATTTGGGCGTCGAGAGAGCCACGCTGGCGGCTCTGCGGACGTTCCGTGATTTCATAGCCGCCGGCTGGGCGAAGGAGGACGGCGGCACGATCAGGGCTCGGCAGGTGTGGATTGACTCGGGCTATAGCGAATCGCGGGCGGCGGTGTACTTATTCTGCCGCGAGTCGGCGGGTCAGCGATTCCGGCCGGTCAAAGGTTATGGAGCCGGTCAGGAACGCAATCGCTACTACCAACAGCCCAAGGCAAAGAATAAGCAGGTGCGGTTTATCGGCGAGGGGTTCCACGTCAGCAAGCTGGACCAGGAGCGAGTGTATCTGGTGGAGGTCAACGCCGATCACTGGAAGAGCTGGGTGCACGAGCGCTTGGTATCGCCGGTGGGCTCCCCTGGGGCAATGGTGTTGTATCAGGCTCTGCCCGGCGAGCATACTAAATTTGCCAAGCACATGACCGCTGAAAAACAGGTTGAGGAGTTCGTGCCTGAAAGGGGCGTCTTGCGGGTTTGGAAGCGGGTGCGGAAACAAAATCACCTGTTCGATGCGATCTACAACGCCTGTGCGGCGGGTAATTTCTGCGGCGTTCGACTGCTTAAAACGGAAAAGGTACCACGGAAGGCGCCACGGTCGAACGTCGAAACAGTGCGTGCGGTCGAGGATGATTATGGTGAGGTTGACCGCCGCGATTTCTTTGTGATGGAGCAAGAGTAATGAGCAAGAACCAACAGCGGACCAAGAGCGGTAGAGCTATTCAACCTCCGGCAGTTTCCACGGCTACGCAGTTGCCGACCCTAGATGCCCGCGAGATTACCACCGGGCCGATGGGACCGGCGACGTCCGGCAAAAAGCGGTTGGCCCAATTCTCTGTGCCGGTGGGCGAGGTTAATGACCGCGAATACTGTTCACCGCGAATAGATATTACGCTCAGGGGCAGACGCGCTCGCGCGCTCCAACGCCTATTTCAGGGTTTACGCGGCAAGGAGTTGGTTGGTGGACTTTTTGTTCAGTCGCCGGTGGATGTGGTTCGCTGGATATGCGACCAGGTAGCTAACGCCACGGAAGGTCAGGCGGTTAATGGCCGGTAAAACCAAGGTTAAGAAACGCAAGTTACCAGCGTCCAAGTCGCCGAGCCGGCCGCCGCCGATCGCGGCGGACGCGGCGGACGCGGTGCCCGTGCCGGGGACGTTGGAAATTCGTCGGCTGCCGGTGGGGTCGATCAATCCCGCGCCGTACAACCCGCGGATGACGCTCAAGCCCGGCGACAGCGAATACGAAAAGCTCAAGCGCTCGATAGCCGAGTTTGGCTACGTCGATCCGCTGATTTGGAACGAGCAGACCGGCAACCTGGTCGGCGGGCATCAGCGCTGGGAAGTGTTACGCCGCGAGTATGCCGTCAGCGAGGTTGATGTATCGGTGGTCAACTTGTCCCCAGCCCGGGAAAAGGCGTTGAACATCGCGCTGAATAAGATTGCCGGTGCGTGGAATGATGCCGCCTTGGGTGCGTTGCTGGCCGAACTGCAGAATGATGACAGCATCGACGCGACCTTGAGCGGCTTTAGCGATGATGAAATTCTCCGGCAGATTGAGGAAGCCGCTGCGGAGGAAAATAACGATGCCTCGCCGCAGTTGGAGGGCATCGAGTATCGCATCGTGGTCAATTGCGTCAGCGAAGAGCATCAGCGGAATTTGTTGGAACGCTTTGAGCGGGAGGGCTGGCCATGCCGGGCGTTAATCTCGTGAAAGAAACTATTAACAAAAGGAGATGCAAAATGTCTGAGGCGGTAGTGAATAAAGTCACCCCGAGCAAAATGTCGGATACTATGGATTATTTTGGAGGGAGAGAGGCGTTCGTGTTACTCCCAAGCCCGCTGACGACCGTTCGTATATATTCGGCCGTGTGCGAGATCACACCCGATATTTCCGAGGTTGTCCTTGGATATTACAAAGCACCAAATAGAAACTTGAAGATTCGCGGTATTGAAAAATACGCTAGAGCCATCGAGGAGGGGCGATGGGGGGTAAACGGTGAGCCGATTATTTTCAGCCATGACGGTTTATTGATGGATGGACAGAACCGGTTGGAAGCCTGTATTCGATCTGGTCGAAACTTTTTCAGCGTGGTCCAATTTGGCGTTCCGTATGAAAATATGGATACCCTGAACAGCGGCATAGTTAGAGCTACGAGGGATGTCGTTTGCTTGCATGATATTCCAAACAGCAACACAGTAACGAGTGCCGTTGGTCACATGTGGCGGTACTCCAAAGGGATCAGTAAATCCGCTTCAAAATCACTTGCTCCAGACGAGACACTTGCGATGATTAAAGCAACCCCTCTGTTGGTGAAATATGTAGGGAAAAGTGTTCACCCTGCAATCAAAATGGGTGGGGGGGCCATTCACGGATGGCTGTGGTATGAATTTTCCCAAATCAATAAGACGTATGCAGATGCTTTTTACGAGAAGTTTTTCAGTGGCGAATGTCTGGCCAAGAACGATCCACGTCTGATATTGCGAAACAGGATCGGATCGGTCCGTAGTGGGTTTCGCAGAGCTAATCCCTGGCAAGTAATAGCTATAACAATCAAGGCATGGAATGTGTACATTGCAGGTATCACTTTGAGTCACTTCAAATTCGATTCCGCCGCGGAGTTGCCACAAATCCAAAAAACGATACTCAGAGATAGGCCAGATTAAGGTAACACCCATGAAGTCCCCGTACACAGTTCGCCAGGTAGCCGAGCAGCTCGGCGTTCACCCGGATCATGTCCGCCGTCTGATTCACAACGGTGAACTACTGGCGTTCGATATTGCCGTGGGCAAGGACCGGCCGTGCTATCGGGTTACGCCCGAAGCACTAGCCGGCTTCATCGCCCGGCGTAGCGTTGCCCCGCCGCCCCCGCGGCCACTGAGGCGCAAGAACATTCCATTCGAGAGGATCATCTAGAAAGGATAGATCATGGAAGGTAGAAGAGTAAGGATAGTCTACGTGCATGCACAGTACATCCTCGATATGATGAAACTTATTCATGCGGCCGCCGTCGCTTGCGACTACTTCGTGGTTGCAAGCACCAGCGATATTCCGGCGGATGCTGTGATCGAACAGGTGTTCTTCGATCACACCCGCAATGGGTTTGGCTTTGTTGTGTCGCATGAATCGTTCGATCTAATCGCCCCCTGTGCGATGCCGCCGAACGTTTTGGGTGAGTTCAACGCTCCCGTGAAGACCGTCGGCCTGTACGATCCGCAAACGCACGAGCGGGTTGAGAGGAATTTAAGCCATGCCCAAGTTTGATCTGGTAGTTGAATCCAGGGTGCCCCGCACCGTGCGGGTGCAGCAGTTGGAGGGCATGTTCGACGTGCCCGCCCAGCAGAAGCTGCGGCGGGAATGGAACGTGGACATCCCCATCGACGCCGGCGACTGGCAGATCGGCTTGATCGTCGGGCCCTCGGGCAGCGGCAAGTCGCAAGTGGCCCGGCGGCTGTTCGGCGAGGCGGTGGATAAGCCGCTGACCTGGCACGGCGATCGGGCGGTGGTTGACGAGTTTGACAAGAAGCTGTCGATGGAGGTCATCACCGCCACCTGCTCGGCGGTGGGCTTCAACACCGTGCCGTCATGGATGAAACCTTTCCACGTGCTCAGCAACGGCGAGAAGTTCCGGGTGGAACTGGCCCGGCGTCTGATCGAAGGCGGCGAGCTGGTGGCGGTGGATGAATTTACCTCGGTGGTCGATCGCCAGGTGGCTAAGATCGCCAGCCATGCGGTGCAGAAGTTCGTCCGCAAGCGCAAGGGGCAAAAGTTCGTGGCTATCACCTGTCACTATGACGTTCTCGACTGGCTGCAACCCGACTGGGTTTATGACCCTTCAACCGGGCAATATGCCGGGAGGTCACTTCGGCGTCGGCCAGAACTTGACGTGGTCATCTCTCAAGTGTCACGCTCCGCATGGCCCATCTTCGCTGCGTATCACTATATGAGCCGCAATTTGCATAAGGGGGCGAGGTGCTACGGGCTGTGGCTGGAGGGCAAGCTGACGGCGTTTTGCGGAGTGTTGTACCGCCCCACTCCGGGCAACGTGAGGAATAAGTTCAGCCGAAAAATCTGGGGGGTGTCAAGGGTGGTGACACTGCCGGATTATCAGGGCTTGGGGTTGGCCTTCGTGCTGATCGAGACCCTGGGTGCGGCGTATCGCGGGATCGGCTGTCACTTCCATAGCTACCCGGCCCATCCCTCGTTTGCGCACAGCCACGATCGCTCGGCTAATTGGCAGATGCGTAAGCGGCCGGGAGTGTTTTCGACCACGCCGACGAAGGCGTCGAGTTGGATGGTGGGCCGCAAGCCCGAGAGCCGGATCGGCGGCCGGCCGTGTGCGGTGTTTCGCTACGTGGGGCCGGCCATGCCGGAAGCGCAGGCCCGCGTCCTGATCGGCACCGGGCAGGCGGACGACATCGAGTAAAGCCCGGTTTGACACTGGGCAGGCCATATATATGTCTACCAGGTGGGGGATGCAATTTTCCAGTCAGCAGCCCTCCTTTTAGCCTCTTTTTTAATTTTTCTGGGCCACGCAAGTCTACGCCCGGCAAGGACTTAGCCCAATCGGGTACAGTCCTGGACCGGTTTAGCCGTAAAATTTGGTTGGAATCGCTTGACCCCCGGCAAAGCCGTGGTATATTACATGTGTAACAATTAGTGACACACGGACAAGGAGAACGAAAAATGAGCAGCACAAAAAAAGAAACATACAGCGCGGTGGTGGAATCGGGATCCTGCTCGCGAGATTATAAGCGGTGGGAAGAGATCAAGCATTGTGGCCATGCCCACAAGACCCTGGAGGCGGCACGCAAGTGCCTCCAGAAGCATCAGAGATACTACTGCGATCATGGCCGCATTGCAGGCACTCCTTGCCGCCACTGTCTCAGCGGCAGGGCAGACAGCAAAACAACATCGGCCGCATGGTATAACGGCGCGATCCACAACCAGGACGGCGAGCGCGCATCCGGCGACTGCTAGACTATCCCCCGGAAGTGTGCTCAAATTTTTGTCGCCACATCAAAAATCGTCGCCGAAAATTACATGCGCAGTTGTACGGCCAGCGATGGAAACTGCGTTACGCTGTCGATGTGGAATCACCGGCTGGTCGCGGTCCGGCGGGGCAATCCGTTACACTACGGGCATACCGACCGGGGCATTTACCTGGCCAGTCTGCCCAAGCACCTGCCGCGGGATTGTCAGGCGGTCGCGGATGAAACGGCCATGCAGTGGACCCTAAAGGGAGGCAACGTATATGTCAGCACAAAAGAGATCCCAGCGGAAAGCCCGGCAGCCGAACCCGAACCCGCCGTCGAGCTTTTCCAAACAGTCCCTGTCCGAGTGGGTGGCGTTTCGGGTGACGGTTCAGCAGCGAGCATCATTAGCCGAGCGCGCCAAATCGCTGGGGGTAAATGAATCAGACGTGATTCGCAAGGCGTTAGATGGGTACTTCAGCCAAGGAGAATGGAAATGAAAGCTATCATCGGAAACGAAACGGGCGTGCCGTTGTCGATTCGAGGCAAACACGTCGTAGCGACTCGCGAAAATGGCGTATGGTCGCTACCAAAAAAGCACGCCATCACTGCCAAAAACCAGTGGCAAAATTTGCGAGACTTGCGAGCGTGTGTGCGCGAGTATAACGCGACCGGAACACACTAACAGGCCCTGACGGGCCGGGAGAATGAAACGATGATTAGTTTTGCGACCACAAAGAGCGATGTCGTGCTGATTGGCAAGATTGTCGCCAGATATTTAAAAAGCTACCCCCATGAAATAACTAGCAAACTAGACCTAATGATGGACATGGGGGCGTGTCATTGCAACGGGTGCCCGCTGCGACTAGCTGACCTACTGGCGGCAGACGACTTCAATTTTGCGCATGACGTGAGCGGAATACATCGGCATCTGGATCGCGCGACCGGCAAGCTGGTCGGCGGCTTTTTGCCGAGGCTTGCAGTTTTCCAGTGATTCCCCTCGCCCGCGCCCGCCTCGGAACGCGGTACGACACGCGACCCGGCGGCGCAGGCAATGCTTACGACTGGAAGTGTGCTCAAAACGTGCTTCGTTATTTTGATGCGACCTGAGAGAAAGGGCGGGTGAACCGTGAACAAGTACACGGCAATAGGTTATCACATCGACAGTTAGATCGGCTCGAAGGTTTGGGCGTTGAGGATGACCCCGGCGTCAGTGACCGCAAAGATGAAGGGGGCGTCGCCGATGCTGACCCCGCCGACTAGCACCGGAGCGGCGCAGGCTTCGCACTCGAAGACGCGGCAGGCCACCGGCTGACCCAGGCTGGTTAGTTCGCCGGCTTCGCTGCACGGGCGGCCGCACTTGGGGCATGGGTGAGTCGAGGGACCGTTGGCGGAAGGGACGTTGGTTGAATTGAGCATTACCATCATTAGGAGTATACGATATGGATTACCTACCGGCAATAACCATCCGCCAGCCGTGGCCCTGGCTGATCCTACAGGGCATCAAACGGTTTGAGAATCGTTCGTGGCGTATACTAACGGGGGCGGCCAGGCTGGAATATCGCGGGCCGCTGATCATTCATGCCGCCAAGCCCCTTTATCGGTTGTCTGACCAGCAACGCAAACTGATCGGGCGGGTGGCACCGCACATGCCGGCCGCCGAAACCCTGCCCACCGGGGCGATCGTGGGCGTGGTCGACCTGGTGGGTTGTCTCTCACCGGACCAATGCGGCGGTGATCCGCTGGCCACCGGGCCGATCTGCTGGCAGTTGGCCAATCCGCGGCGGCTGGCCACCCCCATCCCCTACCGTGGAGCCGAGCGGGTGTTCTGGGTAGAGCGCAGCCTCGTCTTTAGCGATTGGAACTGCCCGATGCATCCACTGCAAGATGTGCAGATGCTCCTTGACCGCGTGCTACATGAATAGGCGACTGCTGGTGTTTTTCATCCGCACCTCTGCGGCTCTGCGTGAGATAAAAATTTGAGTTTTGAAAACTCAAAGAGCGCGAAGAGGTAAACCGGTCAAAGCTGTCAGCAATCAGCTTTCAGCCGGAGAGTCTTCCGACATCTCCGCGTCTCCGCGTCATTCTTTCCTCGCCCCCTCATCTTTCCCTTTCCGGCTGATAGCTGATAGCTGATAGCTATTCCCGCTATTTTCTCGCCCGAAGAATCCGAGGAATCCGAAGTTCGGGTTATTGTTTCCCGCCCCCACCTGGCCTAATGTCCGAGACATGAGCTTGGCACCCGACGCCACCATCGCCACTATTCGCATCGCTTACGCGACCAATTGCGACTACGACCTGGACGGCTCGACGGCCAAGTGCCGGCTGTTCATTCAGGCCGCCCGCATGTTATTGATGCGCACGCGGGAGGAGCTGGAAAGCGGCGGCGAGCGCTCGGCGGATAACTACCTGAAAACCCAGGGCGAATTGAACAAGGCTGAAAAATGGCTGGCGGCCAACGATTCCAGCTATCGCACCGGTGGGCGGGGTTGTGTCCGGCATGTGGACTTTTCGGAGTTTCGTGACTGATGGCAATGGGGATTGCGAATCTCGCTGAAGTTTTCCAGCACATGCGCGGCGATTACAACGCCGCCAAGCAATCTCGTTTTCGTCGTCGGCTGACCGGGGTATGTAGTACCGGCAGCAGTGCAGACTATCACATTCGCAATGAATACGAGTATCTGCGGATGATCGAGCAGGCCCGGGCGTTCGACCGGGACAATTGTGTGATCGGCCAGGGTGTCAATCGGCTGGTGGACAACGTGGTACAGGGTGGTTTCGCCCTGGACCCACAGACCGGCGATCCCGAGGCCAACAAGCTGCTGGCCGGCAATTGGCTGGATTGGTCAACCGACCCGGAAAAGTGTCACAGTGCCGGCGAGTTGACCTGGCATCAGATCGAGCGGCTGGCGATGCGGCATCCGATCGTGGATGGGGACATCTGTTTACTGCCCTTGAAAAACGGCACTATCGAGGCGGTCGAGGGCCATCGCCTGCGCACGCCGTCCAATACCCGGAAAAACGTGGTGTGCGGCGTTCTGCTGGGCGACGATCGCCGTCGTTTGGAGTACTGGTTTACCAAGGATGACATCAGCCCGCTGGCCTCGTTGTCGCTGGTGTCGGACATCAAGGCGTATAAGGCCCGCGGCGAAGACGGCAACAAACAGGTGTTTCACATCTACCTGCCCCGCCGCTTCACTCAGACTCGCGGCATTACCGCGTTTGCTCCGGTGGTCGATTCGATCGAAATGCACGACAGCATTCAGTTTGCCAAGATGGTACAGCAGCAGGTGGCGAGCTGTTTTGCGATCATCCACGAGCGGAGTAGCGAATTTAACTCCGGCGATCCTGACGCCGTGGGCGAAGAGTACACCGAGAGCAAGGATGGCTATGTCCGCAGGCTGGAAAGCATCGCCCCCGGTTTGGACATTGCCGGTGCGGTGGGCGAAAAAATAACCGGCTTTTCGCCGAACATTCCCAACCCCGAATTTTTCATGCACGCGACGATGATTTTGACCTTCATCGCCATCAATCTGAATTTGCCGGTGGCCGTCCTGCTGCTGGACCCGTCCGCCACCAAGGGCGGCTTTTCCAGTTGGCGCGGGGCGATCGACCAGGCCCGGCAAGGCTTCCGCGAACTGCAACGGTGGCTGTCCGAGTTTGTGCATCAGCCGGTGTATCGCTGGAAAGTTCGCCAGTGGATTGAAAGCGATCCGGCGGTAGCGGCGTTGGCGGCACGGCTGGGGCCGGCCATCTTCAAGCACGTTTGGAACCCGCCTACGTGGGATTACATCGAGCCGAAAAAAGATGCCGAGGCCGATACGCTGCGGCTGGACAAGCACCTGATTTCGCCCCGGCGGTTACATGCCGAGCGCGGGCGCAAGTGGCATGAAATCGTGCCCGAGATCGTGGCCGACCGGTCGCTGCTGATTGAAGCGGGTCTGGAGGCGGCTAGGAAGGTGAACACAAAGTATCCAGAAGCCAAGGTTGACTGGCACGAATTTGTAACCCCGCTGACCGCCCCGGCGCCGGCGCCCACTACGGAACAAGATGCGGACGAAGAGGCTAAGCTGGCGGCGGATGACGGCAAGGATGATGCCGCCCCCGCGGCTGAACCCAAGAAGAGCCCGAAGGAATGAACATGAGCGACGAAAACTTTGACAGTGCGTTGCCGGCCATCCCGCACATCGAACAGTACCTCGGGCTGTGGGCGATGTATCAGGATTCGCTGCTGGCCGGCATTTCGCAGATCAACAGCCTGGACATCTTCGCGCATATCGCCGAGTCGCAAGCCAAGGTCGGCAGCGGCAACGGCGCGACCGGCGGCCGCGAGCTTTATTCGGTTACGCCCGAGGGTGTGGCGGTGGTACCGTTCGTGGGGGCCATGACCAAATATTCCAGCAGTCTGGCGTCGTTTCCCGGCACGGTACAGATGCGGCGAGTGATGCGCGAGCTGAGCAGCCGCGAGGATGTCAAGTCGGTAGCCATTAAGATCGACTCGCCGGGCGGATCGGTATCCGGCGTCGGCGACCTGGCCGACGACGTGCGGGCTTTGGCGGCAATCAAGCCGGTAGTGGCGTACATCGAAGACCTGGGAGCTTCGGCCGCCTACATCGTCGCGTCTCAATGCACCAAGATTGTGGCCGGCACTGATTCAGTGGTCGGCTCCATTGGCATGTATGCCGTGGTGTACGACTACTCCGGCCTGTTTGCCAAGGAGGGGGTCAAGCCTCACGTAGTTCGAGCCGGTGCGTTCAAGGGGGTCGGCGTTCAGGGAACGGAGATCACCGCCGACCAGATTGCCGAAATGCAGCGGACCATCCATCAGGCTAACGAGATGTTTTTGGGCCGAGTGTCGCGTGGCCGGCGGATGACTGCCGAGCAGGTGGCCGCCCTGGCTGACGGCCGGGTGCATGTCGGCGAGTACGCGCGGGCGTTGGGCTTGGTGGATGAAATTAAGAGTTTCGATGCCGTCTTGGCGGACTTGACGGTAACCAATAACAGTAAGCGCGGCGCAGCCCGCGCGAAGGAGGTACGTGCAATGGCAAATGGCGAAAACATCGCCGCATCGGCTGCGGAATTGAAAGCGGGCTGCCCCGGCAGCACTGCCGATTTCCGCCTGTCCTGTATTGAGGCCGACAAGTCGTTGGCGGATGCCAAGGATGGCTGGATGGCCGAGCTGGTCAAGGTCAACGAGGTCCAAGCCAAGCAGATCACCGACTTACGGGGCGAGGTTACTGACCTGCGGGGCAAACTCGCGGAGGCCGAGGCCAAGGTGGCCGCGATCCAGTCGTCTTCACAAACCAAGCAGGCGGAGTCTGCGTCCGGCGTCGAGCCGCTGGGCGGAAAAGTCAAGAAGGCGGCCGCCACGGCCAACGCTGAAGGCGGCGCGACCGAACAGTGGAATGCCGCGGTGGCTGCGAAGGTGGCCGGCGGCCTGTCCAGGGGCGACGCCCTGTTCACAGTGGCGCGAGAGCAGAAGGAACTGCACGCGGCCTACGTGGAAGAGTTCAACGCCGCGCGCAAGGACAGGTAAGCCTCACGCGACACAAAAAACGGTAGTCGCCCTGATGGGTGGACTTGGGTTTGAACAAACTTTGACTCTGAATGAGGAAATAACCAATGTTACCAACACATTCTATCGCCCCGACCGCGACCTTTGTGGCTAGTGCCGCGTTGAAGGCTAATCGGCGGGTGCGTCTGGACGACAACGGCAAACTCGCCTATTGCGACAGCACCAGCACCGACTGCATCGGCACTACGGTGGATGAAAACTTCGCCGCCGACGACGTAGTCGCGGTGTGGCTGCGCAACGGCCAAGGCAAACGCATCTATATTTGTTCCGGCACCGGCGTGGATGCCGGCGACGCGATCTATGCCGCCGCCGACGGCAAGATCGACGACAGCGGCACCGTGCTGGTGGGCGAGGCCCTCACCACGGGTTCCGCCGACCTGGAACCGATTGAGGGATTGGAGACCGCCGCCGCCATCCTGGGGGCCGTCGCCCGCACTGGGCTGGCTCAGGATGATCTGGCCGTCTACTCCATCCCGCTGACCGAAATGCGCGTTACCGGCACCGGTGCCCTGTTGGGCGATTCCGCGGGCACGCCCTCGGGCGCGTTCGGTCTGACCGTCGGCACCTTCGGATCGGCCAGCCCAATACTGGTCGGCGAGGCGGCCAGTGCCGCATCAGTGACGAACAAGTGCCGCTGTTTGACCCCGCTACCCGTCGAATATGTGGCCGGCCAGACCGTCACGTTGCGGGTCCATGCCCGCATCACTGGCGACGTAGAGGTGGCCCAGACCATTGACGTCGTAGTGCACAAGTCAGACAAGGAGGCGGGGGTCAGCGCGGACTTGTGTGCCACCGCCGCCCAAACCCTGACCGACGCCTTCGCTGACTATGACTTCACCATCACGCCGTCCGGTCTGGCTCCGGGTGACATGCTCGATGTTGAGCTGACCGGCGTGGCCAATGATACCGGCGGAACCGCCAACAAGCTGATCGAGATCGGCGCGGTACAGCGACTCTGTGACGTTAAGGGCTAGAACGGCAGTTGCCCGGTTGTCTACCGCGAGTGTATACGCGGACCGAGTGACGCAAATAAGACACTAGATAGGAGCTTGAACAATGGCACGACCGACAACTGCACTTACAACGTTGCGACCCGACCTCGGGGAGTATGTTGAATTTAACCTGCCCGCCGACCGCGATGGGTACATCGGCCACCTGGTGCTTCCGCATTTGCCGGTGGACCGGCAAGCGGGGACATATCCGGTAATTCCCAAGGAGGAGTTGCTCACCAGGCGGCCTGACATGAAGCGGGCGGCCGGGTCGGGCTTCAACCGAACGACAATGAGGTTTGACGCCAAAACTTATTCCACCCAACAGTATGGAATCGAGGAGTTGGTGGATAAGCGTCAACGGGAAATGTATGCCGACTACCTGGACGCCGAGAAATATGCATCCATGCGTTCGATGCATAACACGCTCAAGGAAGCCGAGTATCGCGTGGCTGAGGCGGTGTTTAATGCCACAACCTATACGGGTGCGGCGTTGACCACCGCTGTCAGCATTCCTTGGTCAACCCATGCTACCGCCACGCCGTTGGACGACATCGAGGCCGCCTTTGCCAAGGTGTGGGATGGCACCGGGCTGTTGCCTAACGCGCTGATCGTTTCGTGGAAGTTATTCCGACATCTGCGCCTGTGTGCGCAGGTGGTGGACAAGATCGCCTCCAGCGGTGCGGGCAGCAGCGTGGAGCCGGGCAAGATTACCGCCGCCCAACTGGCTACGGTATTTGCACTCAAACAGGTAATTGTCGCCGGCGGAACGGGAAACGTTGCCACGACCGTCGATGGCTTCACACCCGCAACTATCTGGGACAGCACTAAGGCGATGGTCGCCCGGATTCCCGAAACCAGGGATGTTTTTGAGCCAGGGCTGGGGCGAACGTTCCAATGGAATGAGGGTTCCAATGGCAACGGTGAGGCCAGATTGCTCGTCGAAATGTACGAGGAACCGCAAACCCGCGGCAACGTTTATCGCGTGCTGCACGACGTCGAGGAAAAGCTGATCTACCCCGAGTGCGGGCATCTGCTCACCGCCGTCGACGTGTAATCGTCGGCGGGTTCTGGATCGTATCATTCTCCCCGCCCGTAGTGCGTGTAATGGCTGCGGGCGGGGAATAATAAATTTAGTGGACCACAAGAGGAATTATCATGGCACAGGGACAAATCGTACTGACCATTGATGTCGCCGGCTTTTCACTGAATTCTCAGATTAATCGGCCGGCCACCGGCGGAATTCCGCACGAGGCCACGCTGGCCGGGGCTAAAGAGGGGACTATTACCGACGGGACGGCAACGCTGGCGGCGGATCATGGCATTCTCACGGCCGACGTGGTCGATGTTTATTGGTCTGACGGGCTACGCCGCGGATGTACTGTCGGCACCGTCAACGGCACGGCTGTGCCGCTTACCGGCGGTGTGGGCGATTCCCTGCCCACCTCCGGCGAGGCTATCGCGCTGGCCAAGCAATCCACTATTGACATGGACTTCGTCGCCAACCTGCTGCAGGTGCTGGTGGCTAACGCCACCAAGCGGGCCAGCTTGGAATTTTTCGACGCGGACGATGTCAGTTTGGAAAACCTGGACTTGGTCGCCGACGAACCTTGGCTGTATGTCAAGAATCTGATGGACAATCCGTTGGCCGGCGAGACAGTGGCTTATGCTAAATGTTCGTGCGGAGTGGCCGCCGGCTGCACGCTGACCATCGCCGGCACTTACGACAGCGTTTCCTAGCCATGGGCGAATTTAGCAACATAGTTCGGGATGGCTTGGCCGATGCGATGCGCGATGAATTCGGTGTCGCCGTGGATTATTACGCCGTCGGGGCCGCCGAGTCGGTCAGCCTGGAGTTGGAATCGTTCCACCTGGGCAAGCCGGGGGCCGAGCATGTGGTCGACAAGGAAGCCGACGCCCAGGTTGAGCACGCGATGGCGACGGTGGATTGCAGCGACCTGGCCGCCCCGGAACGCGGCGGGCGATTGGTGTACGAATCGGTCGGCTGGATCGTGGATTCGGTTGAACGGCTACGCGGGGCGCGCTGGCGGCTGATGCTACGTCGGGCCGAGGTAAATCGTCGGGGATCGGATCGAGGGAGGTTGCACCGTGGCAGTTGAGCCGCGAGGATTAGTTTCGATGCCGCTGGAAATGGTCCGCCGTCTGGTGGCTGCTTCGCCGGCATTCCGTGCCTGGGTCGGCGTAGATCACGAGGCGGACCCAGTCGGTGCGGCGAGGGAGTTTATCCATCTGGTCGAGGTATCCAAACAGGATGATGCGGCTCGGCCATACGCGCTGATTACTCACGGCTTCGACCTGAATGCTATTGCGGTGGCCGGCGGCGGCGGCGCGGTATACGCGGACAGCGGCGAGGTGTTCCTGCGGTTTTTAGCGGATGTGGATGCACAATATAAAGCCGACGCAGCCGACGCCATGCTGGATTTCGGCAATGTGGTGGGGGATATTCTCGATGAAGTGTCGGCGTTATCCGAGACCGGCGAATACATGCGGGTGCGGGAGTTTTCCATCCTGGATCTGTACCGGGCGGACGAAACGGTATCCGAGGGCGAGGGCGATTTTATCGAGATAATTATCGCCGTCCGTTGGGGAGGGGCCGGCTGATGCCGCGGATCAGATGCGAGATCATCGAGCAGGGCAGCCCGCGGCAGGTGGCCCGGCTACGCGAGAAGGCCCAGCGCGGCGGCTGGATGCACGCCCTGGAATACTGGCACCGGTTCGTGCTGCCGGTGCATTTCACCGAAGAGGGCGGCCGGCGGTATCACTACCAGACGCGCACGCGGGCCTACCAGAAGCGGAAGCAAAAGCGATATGGGCATCAAAACCCGTTGGTGTGGTCGGGCGAGACGCGGCGAATGGTACAGGCCGAGCGCATTATCACCAACGTGTCGGCACGCGGGGCGACCTTGCGGATGCGTGGGCCGAAGCAGTTGTACGCCTACCAGAAGAATTTTAAGCAGCCGTACAAGGCCGGTGAGTTGACCACCACGGTACATGATGAGCGGCGGACGTTGGCCAAGTTGGTGGATCGTGAATCGGCGCGGGCGATGAACTTGAAGATGACTACCGAACGGAGGACATTGACATGACCGGTGAAATGTTCACCCTGGGCGGCATTCGACTGCCCGACAATTCATACCTTAACGGCATCGAGGGGAGCAACTTCAACGATGGTTTGGTCGATATGCTGTTGATTGCCGACGGCAATGTTGATCCCACGGCCGTACATGCCATCGACCAGAAGCCGAAGTTTAGCTTCAGCAGCATCGGCGTGGGCAGTGCGCTGGCCAAGATCGGCATGGGTCTGGCGGTGGCCACGCCCGGTGCCACCCTGTACCTGCGCAAGATGGCAATATGTGCCGGCCGCGATGCCGCCGCCAGTATTGCCTACACCATGCTGAACGGCTTGTTCGTGCCGCGAACGCTGGATGTGCAGCAGGGCCAGCGGGCCAAGCTGTCGGTGGATGTTATACCCTATTGGGGCGGTAACGATTTGTATCCGCCGTTCGCCATCGCCAACGGCGTGGCTTATCCGGCGATCAATGTGCCGGTAGAGAGTTACACCCTGGGGCCGGTGAAGATCAACGGCGTCCAGTTGCCTGGCATAATCAGCGCCCGCGTGGACTTCGGCATCGAGCTGATTATGCAGTCCAGCGACGGCGACGTGTGGCCGACGTACATCGCCATCAAGTCCCGCCAGCCGAAGATCACCATAAGCTGCCTGACCCAGACCAACCATTACAGCCTGGGGCTGTTCGGCGGGGCCTTGACCGGTGCGGAGGCCAGCGGCCTCTATCTGATGCGCATGGTGGCACCGGGCGGGTTGGCGGCGGCGAACAGTAACAGTCATATCGCCCTGAGCGTATCGGCCGGCAAGGTCGCGGTTAAGAGCTGGGCGGCGAGCGACGATCAGACGGCGTCGGAACTGACCATTACTCCAGCATGGGACGGCACCGGCAATGCCTTGCTGGGCATCGCTACCGGCGTTCCGATCACCTGATCGACCGATCACCTAATTGGTCGATTATCCAATCGAGGTGCTTTTGTGGCGGACTTTTTGTATTGGCTGCCGAGGATAACCATGCTCAGCCCAACCGCGATCGACGCGAACGGGCTGAGCGGCATCGTGGACATGACCGCCCAACAACGGCTGGTCGAGGGAGCCGGCCCGGACGACATCGACGGTGCCGGCGGCGGGCTGGTGGTCAGTATGCAGCCGGATCGTCCGGTTGGATTTTACCCGCTCAAGCAAAGCTGGCGGCGAGCGCCGGGCGGATCGCACTGGCTGGGCTGGTGGAATGATGCCCCGCCGGGGCCGGCGGACCTGATGCGATCGGAGGGTTTGCCGGGTTATATGCTGACGCTGGGCGACGGCCGCCAGTGGCTGTGTCCGGTCGCACGGATGTGCGATGACACTATCGCCCTGGATCAAAACATTACCCTGGGCGACTCCGGAAAGTTGGAGCGGCAGGTGTGTGACCGCTACGCGGGGATATGGGCGACGACGTTGCGGGTGTGGGAGGTGATCAAGGCGGCTCAGCAGGGGCCGACGTCCGAAGGCGTCAAGGTCCAGCCGCTGAGCGATGATGAGGAATGGGCGGCGGCGATCGCGGCGTTGGCTCTCAATTACCGGATTGGTGCGGCGGAGGTATCGGTGCTGCGGCTGTTGACTACCAAGAGCATCAAGACGGTGTTAGAAGCCTTGGTGGATGTGCCCGGCATTCTGGCCATCGGGCGGGCGATGCTGGGCGACGATCAAAAAAAAACGCCGGCAACCGCTGGCTGATCTATGAAATGTGGCGGCGCGGTTTGTCGCCCGGCTATCGGCCGACCTGTGCGGATATGAGTTTCCTGGCGGGGTGATTTTTGGGCACTGTTCAATTCAGACTAGAAGGCGACGACGCCAGCGCGGTGCGCGCGTTCCTAAATCTCACCCAGGCCCAGCGTAAGGCTGAACTGGCGTCAATGGATTTGGGCAAAACCAGCAAGGATGCACACGGGTCGCTGACTGCTTTTGGGGGTGCCTTAACTCGCTCGTTTGAAGATGTGAAAGGCATTTTGATTGGGGGCGGAATTGTCGGCGCGGTGATGAAAATCACCAGCGAGTTCATGGCATGGAACCAACACATTTTAGAGATGAAAGTTCGGTTGGGGGAAATGGCGACAGCCTCCGCTGGAGCCCAGCAAAAAACATTGGCGGCGGCTACCCAGGAAGGCGTGTCCGTCGGGGTTGAGGCGGCGCGCATCGCACAAACATCTTCAGACACCGGTGCTAGTTATGAGTTGGCGGCGGAATCTCGGCGGGCGGTGCATTCGGTCATGGGCGGTGATGAGGGGCTGAAAAAGGAAATTCAAAATGTGATTGCCGGTGCATTAGCCCGCACTGGCGGGGACGCCGATCAAGCCACGGCCTCATCTGAAATGTTGTCCCGTATTCCAGGGGCGACAGACTCAAAAGAGGCCGCCGCCGCTATTTTCTCGAAAATGGAAAAGGTTATGGGCGTTACCTACTTCGCCTCGCCCGGCGAGATCGCCCAAGCAACGGCGCGTGGCGGCATGGGTGGGTTTCTTGAGGGGGCAAATTTTGAAAAAATACTGGCGCGAATGGCTCAAGCCCGCGCCGTTACCAATAGCCAGATGCAGTCCATGCGGTTGATGGGACAGATGAACGTCGCCATGAAAAAACAATCGGCACGCGACGCCATTGAGGCCGAGACGGGGCGGTCGTATTTGTCGCTCAGCTATGATGAAAGGTTCGAGGCATTCCAGTCGGCAGTAGCCAAACGGCAAGATGATCCTGCGGCAATGGATGAATTCTTTGGGGAAATTCCGAACCCGGCAGAAAGAGAAAGGGTACGCGAGTTTGCGGTGGCTGCGGTTGGGCGGCAGGCTTACAAGGATGCCCTGAAAACGGTGGCTGCGGCTCCCGGGGGCAAAGCGTATCTTGATGAAAACAGCGGCTTTATAAAGGAAAATGTTGCACAAACCAACATTTCTGAGGCTGCTAAAACCAGTCGTCAAGCAAATCTCGATGCCTACGATGCCGCAATTGGGAGATTAGATGAAACTGCCGTCTCAAAACTTAGTGCAGCCCGTGCAACCCGTGACGAGCGGCGGCATGTGGGATGGTGGGCGAATAAATTTCAACTCGAATCGACACAAATTGAATCGTTCGCGTTGGCCGAACAATTAAACCGGCTGGGAATTACCGAATTGTGGGCGGTGCCGGGCAGAAGCGGTTCTGCCGAGCGACTGCAGGCACAACTAGATGCGGCTTTGTATGAGACCGGGATCTCTGATACCCGTCGCGGAAACAACGGGGTTGTGGGTAGCGGTGGCAAATTCTTTAGCCGCGATGGCAAGGTGAAAGATATAAGCGGCCCACAACGTATTATTCGACCGATGGGCCGACGGTTTAATACTGAGAATTTAACCGAGGAACAGGGAGAACGAGTGTGGAACGATAAACCGCTCTCGGGAGAGATGGGCACGGTAATTAACAATATACAGTACGGCGATACGTACATGAGTTCGTCGGATCGGACTCAGTTGCCGGCCAGTGCGCCGCAGATTCGCAAGTAGGACGTGATATGCCGAGTATCATTCCGCCAACTTGGGCAGACATAAATTTCGGCCTGAATGGGACCGATCAATCGGCCTACCGTTCGTTCGTACACGTTTATCGTGGACCGATTGAAAACCGCCGGGCAGAGTTCGTTTACCCCGGCGTGCATGGGGTCATGGTTCAGTACCTAGGCAAGGGCGGGCGACAGATAGTCTGGACGCTGACGGTGTTGTCGGAGACTCTGGCCAGTCTAACGGCGTTGGAGGATGCCATCGAAGCCAAGCTGCAGGATGGCGGCTACACCATGACCTTGCACGGTCGCACGATATACAACGTCGAGCTGGTGGATTTCGTGTCCACCGAACCGGTGGGTGGCGTGGGTGGAACGTTTTCATTCATCGGCAGATATGCGTTGACTTTCAGGGAGTTGAGGCCATGAAGCCGCTGGCTACTCCGACAAGTCTGGAATTCGCGGGGTATGACCTGCTGGTGGCTACGCGCAAGGCGGGCGAGGGGTTCGATTTCGATTGGGCTAGCGATTGGCTGGCCCCGCGGCTGCGGGTCGATTCCGTGTCCGTCGGGTTGAATAGGGACTTTCCGCGAGCCGAGCTATCCATCGACTTGTCCGGTGCCCGCGAGGATGGCGTCGATTATGAATATCCCCTGAGCGAGGGTGAGGTTTACGCGGCGGTGGCGCTCAATACCGAGGTAGTCATCTTCGCCGAGTCGGACGGACAACGCCGTTTCCTGTTCCACGGCTATTTCGCGGTGGATACATTGAGGTTTTCGCCGGACAGTCTGACGGCGACCATTGCGTGCACCTCTAAACTTGAATGGGTGGGCAAGCAACGCGCGAGCTGGATTGCCGGCCGGTATATGCGCGATCGCGGGCAGACCGCGGATGATAAGAAGGTGGCCCTGGTCCGGGCGTTGCCGTGCATTTTCAATGTCGGCGGGCGACCCAATCGACACCCGGATTTGCTCACCTACGAAACTATCGAATCTACACCGGTGTTCACCGACGACGACACGCCGGATGCGGTGTACTGGAAGGCCGCGGACATCCTCAAGTATCTGTATGTTTTCTATTGGCGAAAACTGCCGGAGGATGCCGGAATCTCACTAGCACAGATCGTCGCACTGTTCGCCGACATCGTGGAGAGCAACGCCGCCCCGCTGAATGAGGTGCCCTCGGCACTGTTCGCCCTGAGCGACGTGTTGAAGTGTAAGGCCGATCCGCTGGCCTGCGATGGTATGCCGGTGGTCAAGGCGATGCTGATGTGGTGTGAGGCGTTCGGATGCTCGATGCACCAATATACCTTCGGCAGCGGATCGACGCCGGACACCAACGCGCTGTTTCATTTGAACCGGGAAGCCGGCATCTACGGCGACCATGCACTATCGGGCGACGATCGTACCCTGCGACCTACCCTGGCTACGCCGATCCCCGCCCCGCGTGCCCTGCAGTTACTACCGCCCGGCGTTCACGTGGACGTTCTGTCGCCGGTGGATGCCCACCAATACTTGGAAGTGTATCAGGGCGAGATTGTCCGCGACGGTGGCAACGTGATTACTTCCTGCCGCGTGCTGGGTACTCCGGAGCTGTACGAGGTACAGGTCGGCAAGGGGCCGGCCTCACGCGACATCATGCTGCCGTTGTGGAAGCCGGACACCATGTTCGGCGACGATCTCAGTGGCGAGACGATGACGGCGAAGATCAATAGCACCAAGGGGGTCGGCGAGGAAAACCAGACCGGCGACCCCGGCACCATGACCGCACGATATACCACCGGCGGCGCGGAACATGCCCAGTACATGTACGTCGGGCGGCTGTGGGGCTTAAACGAGTCTCGGGAGCTGGCGGGTGCGGACTACGCGCATACCAACGGCGACACATCGTGCTGGGGTCAGAGCATTTATGATTCTAATTATAAATGGGCTTCGCTGGGCACCAAGCGGGTGTTCGATACCGCCGGTCAACGCACGACCGAGTGGATCGCCCGCCGCCGCAAGATACTGCCGCTGATTACTCGGCTGGACCAAGGTGTGCAGATGCGTCCGATTGTCGAGTGTTCATTAGATAGCGGCGGACATTGGTACGCTTATCCCGGCAATTATCATTTTCTCGAAGACCGCTTTGCCGTGTACCTGTCCGATTCCAACCTTGCGGAGATCAAAAATAAGGGCATCCGGGCCGTCGATGCCACCGTCGGCAAATCCGTGTGGGAAGCGATCATCCGGGGCACGTTTCGTTTGGCGGTCCGCTGTTGCGTGGAGAGTGACGAAGTGGCCCAGGCTACTTACGAGTCAACCAACGCCGTGGGCAAGCCCGCCCATCATGTGGATGTGAACGTGCGCGCCGCTATCCGCTACGAGAATTGCACGGACACCAACGTCAAGGATGCCGCCATTGCCGGGGCGACGGCGGCAACCCTGGACGAGCTGACCCGGGCGATGGCGTTGGCCAGGATGATTGTCGATTCGGAACAAAACCGCCGGTATAGCGGGACGGTGGTTATGCCTCGGCTGGCCGACCACTGGCGGCCGGGTGACGCCTTGGTGGGCATCGACCCACGCGGCATCCGCTTCGAGGCCACCCAGAACGGTGCGGGCTGGCCGCAAATCGTGCGGGTAATGTGGGTCAACACCCCCAACAATCAGACTACCCACCTGACCATCGGTGACGATCGTGTCGAGGTGCGGGCGGTGCCCAAGCTGGTCAAGAACGCCGCCCGGGGACGCATGGGCAAACGTGCGCGGGAGGTGGGCTGATGGTTAAGCTATCGCTATCCCTGGCTGAAACGTCGCTGAGCGATCCCGAGGCAGTGGTCTGTTTTTTTTGGAACGTGGATGTGCGCGGTATCGCCGCCGGCGAGCCGACGTTGCCGATCAACACCGCCCCGCTGCGACTGTGGCCCGAAGGTGGCGAGCAGCCCGTCTGGGGTGTGACGCCCTGGGGCACGCTGGTATGGAGCGACAACCTACCGCGTAACGCGAACGGCAAGCACGTGGTGGATGTGCGGCTTGAAACCCCGCCGGTATGTTTCGGAACGGTGCGGATCGCGGCGGTGGCGATGGATGCGCTCGGCAATCAGCAGGCCGATCCACCCGCCGAAGTGAGTCTGTTTGTCAACTCCGCTCCGCGGGCCCCGACTGGTCTGCGCTATGTGGGGATCAGTGACGGCTCGTTGGTGTTTTCGTTCGAGCCGAGTGCTCAGCTTGAGGAGATACCTTAATGCCCGTACCAGTGGAACAATGGCCGGCGGCCGGCGATATTGAGGCTTTGAACGGAACGATCGACCCGGGCACCGGGGTGCCGTTTGTCCCCGCCGCCACTTCGCCGGCTTCGACGCCGCCGCTGCAGCAGCAGATTGACCGGATGCTGGCTCGGATGCTGGCGATCATTTCGGTCGTTGCCGCGTTGCGGCCGGTGCAGGTGGATGATACTCATATCGGCATCTTTCCGGGCGACTATCGGCTGGGCGTAGACGGCTACGCATACGCGGGCGAGGCGTCTATCGCCATCAGCACTTCGCCGGACACCTATTACGTTTACCTGACCAGCGCGGCGACGGCGACGGTGGTGACTGATGCGGTGGGCTGGCCGGCGGATATATTATCTTACGTGCCCATCGCCGTGGTGACGGTAGCCGACGGCGTGATTTCGACAGTGACCGATGTGCGTGGGCGAGTGGTGTTCAGCGCCAACGCGCTCAATGCCGCCCTGGCGGCTATCAGTTTGCTGACGCCGACGGACGGGAACATCATCGTCGGCGACGGCACAACCTTCGTGGCTGAATCCGGATCCACCGCCCGAGCTTCGCTGGGGCTGACCATCGGCACGCATGTGCAGGCGTACAACGCCCTGCTGGCCGCGATCGCGGCGTTGACGCCGACAGATGGCAACATCATCGTCGGCGACGGCACAACCTTCGTGGCTGAATCCGGGGCTACCGCTCGTACTTCGCTGGGTCTGACCATCGGCACGCATGTGCAGGCGTACAACGCCCTGCTGGCCGCGATCGCGGCGTTGACGCCGACAGATGGCAACATCATCGTGGGCGACGGCACAACCTTCGTGGCTGAATCCGGATCTACCGCTCGTACTTCGCTGGGGCTGACCATCGGCACCAACGTGCAGGCGTACAGCGACCTGCTGGCCGCGATTGCCGCGTTGACGCCGACAAGTGGCAACATCATCGTCGGCGACGGCACAACCTGGGTGACAGAGTCCGGGGCGACGGTGGCCGCGATTGCCGCGTTGACGCCGGATGATGGCAACATCATCGTCGGCGACGACACAACCTTCGTGACTGAATCCGGGGCTACCGCCCGAGCTTCGCTGGGTTTGACCATCGGCACGCATGTACAGGCGTACAACGCCCTGCTGGCCGCGATTGCCGCGTTGACGCCGACAGATGGCAATATCATCGTGGGCGACGGGACAACCTTCGTGACTGAATCCGGAGCCACCGCCCGAGCTTCGCTGGGCGCCCGTACCGTGACGGCCGGCACTGGAGTTGCAGTAGAGGAAATTGATCCAGGTAATACCGTGGTGGTTAGTGCCGTCGGGCCACCCGTTGTCGCCCACACAACCAGCGGCGACCTTTCTAATGCTGATAAAGGAAAGTTTCATACCAACGAAGGCGCGAGTGCATTAGTCACGCTAACCCTTCCATCTGCGGTCGCCGGTGGAAGTATGGAATTCTACGTTCACAATATCAACGGCATCCGGGTGCAAGCCGCCACGGGCGACACTATTCGCTTGTTGATAGCGGGCAACATAACGCCGGCGGGCGGGTACGTAGAGAGTATTGTAGTGGGCGACTATTTGCGGCTTGTGGCGATTAACGCAACCGAATGGATCGCCTGTATCGACTACAACAATTGGACGGCAAGTACATAAATGGCGGCGTTTGAATTACCACCACTGGGCACGCCGTACCGGCCGTACCGAGACTTCCCGGAGCCGGTCGCGTATTGGCCGTGCAACGACGGCAGCGGTACGCGGGCACGCGATCAGCGTAAGGTTGCCGACGACGCGGCGGACATGATTACTGCGTCCGCCGCGACCAAGTGGGTAGACGATGGCGACGGCAACATGGTATTAACCACCGTCGCGGATACGGGCGACGATGATGGCATCTTCTATGAGTCGGCATTAGATGCCGTTGAGACGGGAAAGGCGGATGCCTACTCGATAGTGATTTGGTTTAGGCGGGTTGGCAATCCGTCGACGGGAGCTAGTCACTATTTAATCGGCAACCCATCCGCCACTCCTGAATCCGAAGGCTGCGGGCTTGTTATTGCCGCGCCCGCTCCTGCCGACGGGTATTTGTATAATTACCTGAACTCCAGAATCACGCCGCCCGTGGGGTGGAATGACAATGAGTGGCACTGTCTAGGCTACAGTCACTCGGCCGATTTTGCCGAGGACATATTCGTTTTCGACGGCGCGGCGATAGACCTTGACTGGTTCCACGCAGGCGACATCGCCAGCGATCCCGATGGATGGGCCTTGGGATTAGTCAACGGGGAATCGGCTGGCGTCCTCCTGGCAATGGCGGGCGTGTGGGCATGCAAATTATCATCGGCCCAGATGATCCAGTTGCACACTACGCCGCTGTTGCTAATGCCGGCGGCGAACTTGTTGAATGGAGATTTTGAGGACTTTCCAGTAGGGGAAACGGTCGCAACTGGCTGGACTGACGCCGATAACGACGGTAATGGCGCGTTTACTCGCTATACCACAATAAAAGACGGCGGATTGCTTGCGCAGGGGGTTAAGCCGCATTACAACATGGGCGATTGGGCGCATGTATGTCAGGAAGTAGCCACCAACGAAGGTGATGCTCTTACTATTCTCGCCCGTGTTTATCCTCGAACGGACCAGAACAGCTATCCACAAGTTGGTGTTAGTACATCTATCACTCGACCTGCTGCTTGGCTCCAAACCCTCAGCAGCTACACCCCAAACCAGTGGACTAATCTCGGACCCGTTGGGTGCAATGCGGGCGCGGGGGCGAGCACGTTCTTGTTTCTTGATGTCGAGTCTGCTACGGGCGCCTACGCCTACGGGGCAGTATGGGACAATGTATTCGTCTACCGCTGCCATGTTCCGGCGGCTCCGGTCCTGACCCTGCCCACAGCGACGTCGTTGAGCGTCACGATTGACGAGGGCTATAACGACGATAACTCCGACACGCAGTACGCGATAACGATTGACGGCGGCGGCTACACCGAAGGCACGCATTGGGTACAGGCCGATGGATCGGTCTCAGACTCCGGCGAAATTTGGCAGACAGCGGCGGCATGGGGGACGCTTGCGGTTACCGGCCTCGCCCCCGAAATCGAGTACTCGCTCAAAACCAAGGCACGATACGACGGCACCTATATTCAGGAAACGTCGCTAGGTGCGGCGGCGTCCGCGACGACTTGGGCAAACACGTGCTATACCCTCTATCGCGGCGTTGGAACGGTCGATTATGATAATCCGGTTTCCAATGTACTTCCCGGCGTCGGCATTATTTCAGATCCCGGCCCGCTGGCGGCGAACACTACATACGTGTACGGGCTTCGGGCGACAAGCCCCGGCGGGGTCGAGGAACAGAACACCACTTTGGCCTACACAATTACCACGGATGCGAACGGCTTGCCGTTGGCCCCGGTGCCCAATGCCCCGACCAGCCTACGGGTCAGTCCGCGAGTCGGCGGCAAGTTGCTGGTGAGCTGGAAATATCCAACAGCGGGGCAGGCGGTGCGGGCGACGCGGTTTAACGTGTTCAGCGACGCCGGGACGGGCACGATGGATTGGGACACGCCGGTTGCGCAGATGCACGGGCTGATTTACCTTTCCGCCGCGTTCGCCCATGACACCGTGGTACAGTTTGGCGTCCGGGCGGTTTCGCCGGACGGTGACTCAGAGCTTAACACCGTCACGGTAAGCGGCACGGCGGACGCCCAGGGACCGGCGGCCATCGAGGCGCCGCAAGTGAGCGAGGGTGATGATGAATAGCGACAGCCTGCTAGATAAATCTCGGGAAGCGACCCGCCGTCACGCCGAGACGGCCCGCCAGGTGGCCCAGCCGCGAGCGGTGTCGATGGGCGGTGATGTCGGCGAGGTTTTCAAGGCCATCGCCGACCCGGTCAATGGAACAATCAGCATCAAGGCGGTAAATGCGGACGGCTCGGTCGAGGGTGATGCAATTACGTTAGCGGTTCTGCCATGACATTACAGAACGGGGATTATTGTTTGGCGGTACGCACGGCCGACGGCAGTCGGACCGCGATGGGACCATTGGTGTCGATGGCATCGGGCGGATACTGCGTCAAGGGTCGCACGGCCGATGGGCAGATTGTCGCGGCGGGACTCTTTACTCTTAATGCGGCAGAGCAGATTGGAGTGATCGCACGCACCGCCGATGATCTGCAGGTTGGTCTAACTCCACGGGTTTACCCGGCGTGCGCGTGGAAAATTCGGCCGGGCACCGGAGTGGAGTGGGCATATTCCTGCGAGTTTGGCTGCAACCACGTCTCGCCGTGCAACAATGGAAATTCAGTTCTGACGATTATGGGAACTCGTTTAGTGAACTCCAGCGGTGGCTTGTTGTGGACATCGTCCGCCGGCGGAATTTCAGCAATCGAAACTCCCCAGGGGATTGTATCGTCCGAGGGCGCCGTGTATTCAGGCTTTTACAACCCGGCCGCATCGTTCCCGACCATGACGTTATTGAATGCCGTAACCGGCGAGGTTGTTTACAAAAGGAATCTTGGAAAGCGGATGTATTATGGGGGCGGCGGATGGTTGTACTATGAGGTCAGCGCCCTACTTTCGCCCATGATTGCAGGCATACTGCCGAATGGAAAGGTGCTTGTCCGCGGCAGTCTTTCGTCCGCCAACGAGATATCTGCGTGGGGCTACGCAACCGTCGCCCTCTTAGATATGTCGGTTGCCAATCCCCCCCAAGGGGTGACGCAACTATTAACGCCACCTTTTTCCCGCCGCCTCAGCTTTGCCACTATGGGTCAGTCGATTGGTGTGGGGTTTGCCGTCGTTGCCGGCGACGGGTTTGTTGCTGGAGTTAGTGGGCAGGCGCACTACGTATATTACTTTCCGGACAATTGGTGGAATACCACCGACTTGAACTGGCACGGATTGCTCGCTTGGAATTCCGACGGCGTAATCATTAATGGCGTGGACAACTACTATCAGATGACTAAGTGGGCAAACACGGGGGGCGGTCCGTACAACACGTTTTATGAGGCATGGAATGATTTGTATAATCATCGCAAAGCTGCCCGTCTCCCATCAGGCGACCTGGTTGTGTGGGGTGCTTATCCTTCCGGCAGTGGTCTGACGATCGTATCTCCTGACTGTTCCCCCGGCGAATCGCATCCCATTGCCGAGTCTGCCTATACCGGCGTCGGCCGCGGCATGGACTGCGATTCCGAGGGCCGCGTTTACCTGATCGTTGGACGCCAACTGGTACGAAAGGTTTTCGCGGGTGGAGAGTGGACCACAGATTGGACGTGGAATCTGAGCGATGGCATAACCGAGACGGGAGTAATAAGCGACGTATGCTGTTGTAGCGACGGAACTATTCTCGTTGGCGGTGCACCATCGAAAACGTGGCAGAGAAATGCGTGATTTGAGAATTTGCGAGGTAAACAATGTTCCGCACAGCAGCGTTCTATCCGGTCATGGTCGGCGTCATCGCCGGGGCAACTGAGATCCACGGCGAGAATACCACCGTGGCCCTGGGGCTATTCATCGCCGGCGTCGTCGGATCGGTGGTGTTGGCCTGGCGAATCCGCGGCGACCGCGACGCGATTATGAGCCGGCTCGAACACATAGAGGCCGCCCAGCGGCAGCAGATGCGGTTGTTAAAGTCGCGGCCATGTTTCAATGAGGATGTCTGCGCGTTCATGGATCCGCCGCCAAACGTAGATTACGAGGATTGAATGAGAATATCACATACCAGCCCAGACGGTCGCATTTTATTGGCAGTGGACCTACCCGCCGAGGCTCTGCCGGTGGACCCCGTGGTGTTGAAGATACGCGACGACATTATACAGTGCGTCGCCGGGCTGCACAGTGAATTGAAACTAGTCGATGCCGTCTGCGAACAGCGGCGCGAACTGACCAGGGACTACGATTAACGGAGTGTTGTTATGAATAAAAGGATTTTGTTGGTAGGGGTGTGTTTCATATTTATCTGCAGCGTCGGCTGTGAAGCCCAGAAGCAGATGCGGACCATGCGCGAGGAGTCCAAGAGCGTGATGCTGACCCTCGCAGACAAAATCGACATTGACCAGGGCAACATGTCGGCGGGCGGATCGGTCCACAACCCCAAATACTATTTCAAGGGATTTGTGGGCACCGGATTTCTGGCCGAGGGCGAGGTTGGCGTGATTGGTGTCGATGGCGACGTGCGAATGATGGGCGGCGGCTCGGGCAAACCTGGTGCCGATCCTGAACTGAGAAAAATGGTTTACGACACTATGAGTCGAGCGGACATCGGTGCTGAGCAACGAAAAAGCTTGGCGGCTCAGGGTATTGCGAACTGGTGGGCAAAGAAGCAGGCAGACGCGGCCATTAAGCCCAAGCCCGCAACCCAGGAGGCTCAGTAGACCATCCTGGGTTGGTTCGCCAGCCACAAGGGCAAGTTGATCGTGGCGGCGACGACCGGATCGGCGGCGTGGGCGGCGGTCGGATGGAAAACCGGTGGCGGGATATTCGTCGCCACCTTCGGGACGGCGTTTCTGATGGAATGGTATCGAGAGGATAAACCATGCGACGGGCGGCAATCCTGATAATGTGCGTGGTGGCGATTGTGCTCGGCGTGGTCACTACCTGCCTGCAGGTCGGGTGTGCCAGTCAAACCGGGCTGACCATTGCGAATCAGGGGGTGCGACCGCCGGGCAGTCAACCGTCCGCCGATTCTGAGCCGACAAACGCAAGCGGCCAATCGGCGGCTGGTCTGGTAAACCTGCTCGCCGATCTTCGAGCACAGTTTGACCGCGAGTTGGTCAAGGCCGTCGCTAGTCTACGAGCTGAACTCCGGGCCAGCATCGAAGCTCGCCTGGAAGCCAACGCCACGATCAAGGCGGCCGGCGGCGTGCAGGCCGAGACGATGCAGGCCGAGGTCGCCGCCCTAAAGTCAGATCAGCAAAAGCTGGCCACTGAACTGAAAGATGTCGCCGCCGGCCGAGACGTCAAAACCAGGATCTCCCAGAACAGCCCGTGGCCGCTGGTGGCGGTAGTCGCCCTGTTTGTTAATCCGCCGCTGAAGTGGTCGGTATGGGGCTGGGTGAGCAGGTGGCGAAAGAAGCGCCGCCGCGTGAAAAATATCCGCCGCAACGGCGGCATCGCTCCAGTACTCCGAATCCCGCCGCGATATTCGCAGCCTCCTTAACTGCATCGAGTATATTGAGTAGATTGGCGCGCCCCACATAGCCCCCGCCGATAACGGATGATCGGCGGGGGTTGTTTTATTCGAGGGCGACGGCTTCGCAATTAGTCCGCCGTTGCGTACAGCCCGCGTCTGCCGTGGTCAAAGCCCTGCAAACGCATGGGAAGTCGGTAGAGGCACCCGCGACGCAGCAGCGGGCTTCTATTCGCGTTTTAGGGTGTGTCGTTTTTTGCAATCAGTAAAACAGTCTTGCGCGGTACGCACCGCGCATCCTATTGACACAGGCACAGAAAGTGCTATATTTGCGGAGCTAGGGTGTCGTTTTTGAGGCTAAAAACAGGGTTTGCCGATAAGGCGAGTGCCTTACACCGAGAAGGTCGCAGGTTCGAGTCCTGTATCGCCCAGTGATCCATAAAGTGAGCGTTGAGAGGCGTTTAGAATTAAGTAAAGGTGTCGGAAAGCCCAGGTTTTTTAGCCGCACAGCGCGGATGTTGTACCGCAAAGGAGGACCTATCTATGTCCAACGCCAAAAACCCGCCGGTTTATCGTCGCAAAATCTGCCGCGGCAAGGAGGTTGCCGTCGTTACCCTTTCCGACTGCGAATCCAAGGCCCGCCGCGACATTTACCTCGGCTCTTACGGCAGCCCAGAGAGTCGGCAATACTACGCCCGGCTGTTGGCTGACTGGGAAGCCCGTGGCCGCCGGTTGCCGGATCAAGTGAGCATCCGTCGCTGCCTGGGCGGCCCCACCATCTCCCAGATTGCCGCCGCCTACCTGGACGAGGTCCAGCGAAGCGCTGCGAGACGCCGTCTGGACTGTGCCTGCCATGCGCTGCGGGTACTCCGCGACCACTACGGCGAGACGCCGGCCGCCGACTTCGGACCCCGGTCGCTGCGGTTGCTGCAGTCGGCGATGCTGATGGGATCGGCGGATCGCAAGGCGTGGTCGCCGCGCACGGTCAACGAGCGGGTGGCCCTGATCCTGGACATGTTTCGCTGGGCGGTGGCCGAGGAAGCCTTGCAGCCGGCCGTCCACCAAGCCCTGCTGACGATCAAGCCAGTCAAGGGCATCCATCGGCGTAAGGTCATGCCGGTAGATCAAGCCGCCGTCGATGCGGTCAAGCCGTTTGTGAGCGAGCAGGTTTGGGCGGTCATCCAACTGCAACTTACCACCGGTGCCCGCCCCAGCGAGTTGCTGGAGCTGCGGCCGTCGGCGGTGGACCGCACCGAGGCGGTCTGGCGGATCGTGGTCGAAAAACATAAAACCGCCGGCAAGGGCAAGGCGCGGACGTTGTACGTGGGGCCGCAGGCTCAAGCCATCTTGGCCCCCTACCTGCTGCGTCCAGCCGAGGCGTATTGTTTTTCGCCGTCCGAATCCGAGCAAAAACGCAGAGAGCACAAGCACGCCGCTCGAAAAACCCCGCTGAGTTGTGGCAACAAGCCGGGGTCCAACCGCTCGGACGATCCGCTCAATCAGCCGGGCGACAGGTACACACGCGACAGCTACCGACAGGCCATCTGGCGGGCCTGCGACAAGGCGTGGCCGTTGCCTGACGAGCTGGTGGAGCTGGTACGCCGGGGTGATGAGACCCCGGAGGAATGGCGCGCTCGAGTCAGCCGGGAGGATTGGGCCGCGGTGATCGCGTGGCGGCGAACGCACCGATGGAACCCCTACCAGTTGCGGCACAACTACGCGACCAACGTGCGCAAGCACTACGGATTGGAGGCGGCACAGATCCTACTGGGACACTGCTCGGCTCGCGTAACCGATGCGGTCTATGCCGAGCGCGACCAGGGTAAGGCCGTGGCGATCGCGGCGGCGATTGGTTAG